CACAGGCTCATATGTGATCCTGGATGGTATGTACACTTTCTTATTGTATTGATTTTTCTCTTCCACATTGAAATTATATTTGGGCAGAGAGCAGGATTTGACCAGCATATTAAGTTCATATTTTTCACTGGATGTCAACACTCTTGTAAACTTTGTGTCGTCCACTGTGATAACCACGTGGAACATAAACTTCTGCTTGGGCATCAGTTTAAAATTATCGTCTACATACAATCGTGATGCGTGAGCATAGTCTTTCATGCCTGGAAGACCATTTGAGAAACCTGCTAAAAAATTATTAATACTTGGCATATATCATATTTATGGCCATAAAAAAAGCGCCGTTAAAGGCGCTCTTTTTACTTTTGAATGTTATCGAAATTAGATACCACCTCCTGTGGATAGTGTACCTATTGTTCTTGTCACAGCACTTCCAATACCTGTACCTTGTGGTGTTTGGATAGCATTGTCGTATTTGATAGATAGGGTGATAGTCACCGGCTCTGAGGTTGCGTATGCTAGTGAGTTGTAGTTTACAGATTGTACATAAGAACCATACAATTCCCAAGTTTCTAATATGCCTGGTGCTGTTGCTCCGTTACCACCGTCCAGCATCTCAATTCGTGTTGTAAATTTGTAATCAATTCCTGAAGCGGCAGAGGCTTGTTCAAAGAAATCAAACTGTTTTTGAACCTGTTCACCAACCAATTTAGAAACTGAGTTATTAACGTCATCTCTAAGGTTAAGAGTGATAGCTTCCCAGGTGTGTTTGCCTGGTAGATATACTTTTGAGTTGTACACATCGAGTGTGATATCCTCAAAAGTTAAATTTGGTCGAGTAACATCTATAACCTGTTTAGTAAGTTCTGATCGAGGTGTGGATACACCAAAGTTTTCAAGAACCACTCTAAATCTATATTGTAGTTTTGGCATCAATAAACCTTGTGATGCTGAACTTTGATCGTTTGCTAATGGTACTGTAAATTTTGAAAGTGTTGAAATTGCCATATTGCTCCTTTACTTACCGAGGATTAGTTGCCTAGGTTCGCTATCTCCCCTGTGTTTTTGATTCTTAAAGGTATGTAAATGAATTCAACCGATTTAACTGGTTCAATTGCAATATCCACATACAGTTCATTTCTATCAATTCTAGTTGCTGTGTTGTTAGTCTCATCACACACAACCAAGAAGTCATATAATGCTCTTTGTCCCACTAGTCCTAATAAGAAAGATTCAATTGCTCCTCGGATTTCGTTTCTAGTTAAAGTATCGTTTGGTTCAAAAATAAATGGTTTAGCAATAGCATCTAATTGTGATCTCAGATACACTGTTAATCTTGCCACGTTAATTCTGTCCAGTGCTGATGCTGTGCTGGTTTTGGTTAAGTTACCAAAGTTCACAATTCCTGCTCCTGAGAAGAAAGTGATTGGGTTAATTTTTGCTGTGTGCATTGCATCTCTTGTGCCTTCTGTTAAAGAGATAGTTTGGAATTCACCTGTTGATGCTTGTACATATCCCACTGCTGTTGCATTGTCCACAATACCTCTTCTTGTGCCAGCTGGTGCAAACCAAGGGTAGCCAATATTGTCATTGTTAGCAAGGACTCTCAACATCATGTGTGATGCTGGTACTACTACATTGTTGCCTGAGTTATCTGTGGTTTTACCTGATGGATAAAACACACCAAGATAATCTGAACTTGTTACAATACCGGTTTCGCCATTTTCTGATGCACCTGCTGAGTTGTTTGCCCAGTTTGTAACTTCGGTAGAAGTGCTCGCTAGTCTAAATGGAGTGTCTCCTACAATAAATGCTGTGCTGTTTCGATCAGTGTTTAGGTTAACCATTTCTGAGATAACTTCTGGATATCCAGGACAAGCAATTACGTTGAAGCCTCTTTGGTCTTCCCTGATTGGTTGGTTGGTGTTAATCTCTGATTTAAGCTGTGCTGTAATCACTTTTCTCACTGCTTTTCTTCCAAAAGTGCCTGACCCATCTGCGTTGTTGGCATTTTTAGTCACCCATCTGTCTGGGAAGTATGTAGCAACTGATTCATTACTGTATCGGATGTTTCCTTTGCCTGAAGTTCCTGAACCCGGATAAGCAGTAGTTGAGATGTATGTGTTTCTGTATTCTTTAACATTGTATCCTGATCTTCTTGTGTTGAACAACAGAATTGATTTAGGATAAAGTGCTGGATTCGGAACATCTGGATCAACAAAATCATCACTCAATAGACCAACAATAGAACTCTCAACTGGAGCCCCACCTGTTGAAGATGAGTCTGATTTGGCCGCCGCAGTGTTGGATCTAGCATCCGCAAATACTATACCGTTTTCTGTGGTTTGGTCTGTGTTGTCAATCAACGCAAAGTTAGCACCATCAGTTAATGCAGTATCATATTTGTAAATTTTTGGATAGTTTTCTAAATCACTTGTGTCAATCCATAAATCGTTTGCAACAAGAGCCGTACCATCTGATTGTGTGGTAGGTTTAGTTGCTGAGAATTGAGGACCATTTGGATCTGTAGATGCATACACATTTACGTATCCATCCCATTTAGTTCCATCGTGAGCTAGTATATCAGCTTCTAGGTTTGTGTTGTACCATAACGTGCCATCTGTCGCTTCGTTAGCTGGTGCATCTACTGAAGCAGTGTAAGATAATCTTTTCCAGTTAGACGCAATTACATCTGCCGGAGTTGTAGAATCTTCTGTGTATCCTGCAGGAGCATCGTACAAGTTGTCCACTAATGTAGTTGAGTTTGCTGTGTATGTTCCGTATGCATGACCGTTTGCAGTTCCAAAACCTGCATCATCAAGAGCAGTTCCTGTAACTTGCCACATTCTAAAATCACCGCCTAGTGCGTGTGTCATTTGTATTGCACCTGATGTAAGTTTAGTTGCACTCACGTTTGTTAATCCTGCCGCAGATACTGCCGCAACAAATGCATCTGCATCTGTGCCTGCTAGTGTAACTGTAACAGCTGAGCTCAATGCTCCAGAAGCTTTAACAGTTTCTTGGATTTTAAATGTGTGACCGGAAGTAACAGACGGTGAAGTATCATTTGAAGTGATTGTTGTAGCACCACCCTCGAATCTAAAGATTTGGAAATCTTGTAGAGCTCTAGAAGTATCACTAACTTGGTCTTTAACTGAATCTTCTGTTACGTTATACTGTGTGTACAGAGCACCAGTTGATAGACTGGTTCCACCATTAACTGGATCTAATCCGTAGATCGCTGAATGGTTAGTAGCATATAGAGGAGCACTAACAGTGTTCCAAGATGCTGTAGATGATGAGTAAAGTTTAACTGCAACACTCGCTCCAAAGTTTGGAGTGGTTGTTTTAAACCAGATAGAACCTGTTGCCGCATCTTGCTCTGAAGACTTCCAAAGTGGTCTGTCTGTGTGAGCAGATTGTTGATGTAAAACTGCTGAACCGTGCAGTGTGTACCAAGCCGCTGATCCTACCTGGATCCAAGCATTGGCCGCTGTTTTGTAATATGTTTTGTTAGTAACGTGAGTGGTGTTGATTGCATAGTCACCGATTGAACCAATAGAAGTTTTAGGAGCTCCTGTGGATACTCCTCCTACTAAATGATCTACTGATGTGATGTAAGTTGGTGTAATTGTTGTGAATGCTTGATCTGCTTTAGACCATTCAAATAATCCCGGCACTGAAGAAGCAATATCAAACCAATAAGTTCCATTAGTTGGAGACGCTGTTGGTGCTGTTGCACTGCCTGCAAGTGATGCTAGGTCAACGTTGGCTCTTAATATAAATGCTCTATTAGCCACACCCAAAAATGAGTAGGCCGCTTGTAATCCGTATTCATTCAACTCATAACCGTTGATTGGATTGCTCGATGCATCTGTGTAAAAAGTAGGATCTCCGAAAGTTTCTGTTAATTCTCTCTGAGATGAAATTAGATAAACTGAGTTTGCGTTGGCAGAAGTTGTGCCTGCCGCTGTGCCTGTACCGGCACCATTTAATTTGTTTTGTGCTGTAGTAACGATCAATAGAGGAGTTGTGCCCGCATCTGACGGTACATAAAAACTCTCGTTTATTACTGAAACTTCTACGCCTGGTGATGTTAATGCCATTTTTTAATTCTCCTTGCAAGTGTAACTGATTGTATTTATAGCGTTTGCGGTAAAAGCCGGCAAAACCTTGGCAATTTTTGGTACCTATATAGGGCACGTAAATACACACATATGAAAAGACCACTGTGTAAATCCTGCAACAACAGGCCTCGAGCATATGGCTATCGAAAAGGCGCAAAGATATACTGGCGTTCTCTATGTGATGCCTGTATTCGTAAAAAGAATCAGCAGAAGGTAGGAGGAGTTGCCAAGTGGCAATTGGCAGGTTATAAGAAAA